TATTGCATCTTGTGCTGTTCCTGAACTATTAAATGGTGTTGCTGTTGTTTGTACCCATACATTTACACCATTACTACCAAAAGTACCACTAAAGCTATATGCGATATAATCTTTTATTAATTCCCCTATTTCAAATATCACATAGTTATTGTTTGCTACTTCATTTTTTATGAGTTCGTAAGTAGTTGTTGGACTTGCGTCGAAAGCACCACTATATATTGCTATTGTTAGTTTGCAACTTGCTAGGTTTGAGTTTTCTACTTTTAAGTAAACAGGACTGTTTATATTTATTTTTTCTATTGCCATTATCCTTTAAATTTTAATTCTACAAAAGTTTCAAAATCATCTCCGTACGCTTGTGCAATTTGTCTAGGAAAATCTTGGAAGTATTTTCTGAAAGGCTCAGAAAAAAACAAACTAGGTTTTATGCCTTTTGCAAATATTGATCTTGCAATTAAAAATGTTATTGATTTTTGATAGCCTACAGTTTTTAAAGACCTGCCAGTAAACCTACCTTTTAAATCTCTAGGTGCTAAACCTTTTCTAACTACAAATCTATCTAGCTTATTTGGAGGTGGCATTTTTGTTGTGTATTTATATTCTTTTGCTTTTGAGCCATAGTATTTTTTACCTAAACTTTCTCCACTTTTAGTTCCTTTCACACCTAAATCTTGATACTTCCCATAGTCCTCCATAAAAAAAGTTACAACAGCTTCTATTTCATCTGCAAATTTTTTATAGCTAATACTATTCTTAAGTTTGCCTGATACTTTTTCACTTGGTGCATTTTGCTTTGCTTCTCTAACAACGTTTTGTCCAAAGTTTCTTAATACTATGTTCACTTTTTTTAAATCCATCAACAAATATTTATATCATTAGCTATTAATATATCCATAGTTCCTGCCCATCCTGCAACTTCGTTTTCAAACCTGTCATAAAAAGGCTCACAATTTACAACACCATCTAATTGGTATTTATTTGTATGTAGTGTCCCTCTTCTAAGTAATTCTATTAATTTGTTTATTACTGCTAGTTGTGTATTTAAAACATCCTGTTCGTTATTGTTGCCTACAAAAATATCAGTTGTTTCATCTTTGCTTACATCAACCACATCCATACAAAAAACACTAATATTAAACCTAAGTATTTGATCTTCTTGTATAACATTATTTACTAGCAAGTGTGATAATGGAAATATGGTCTGCTTACTTAAATCTATTTTGGTTATATCTCCCGTTGTTACTGTGTTTACATTTACATCTGAAAGTAAACTATCTTTTATAGTTTTAGTTACTTGATAAAAACCTCTTACACCCTGATTGCTCATTTAAAATTTTTGTTAATTTGTTTTTGTTCTACTTCGCTTTTCTCTTTTATAAATTCTAGTGCTGTCAAACATTGATGTACATTTAGCTTAGTGATATTTTCGTAGTTTCTAATATCCCCTTTAGCGAGTGCATAAATTGATTGATACCATCCCCACTTGGTAGCAAAGTTTCCGATTGATGAAGTTTCTCCATCTCCTGTGGAGTTAAATAACCCAGCATAATCTGACTCAATTCCTTGCCTAAATTGTAAAAAAAAACAATAGAACTAAAACAGGCATCTAATGGAATTTGTTTTAAATTTTCGTTATTTTCTGGTTTATATTTCTCTATTATATATCTTTCTTTATGCTTTTGCACAACAGGTCTATAAAAAACATTCATAGCTTTGTGCATTTGTTGCCAGTCTTTTAAATTATTATCTAGGTCAATATATTCTCCAAATGTTATCTCATCTAAATTAGGTATAAACCCATACTCAATATTATTTATTTTAAAATTTCTTACGAGATTATTAGTTTTTTCATTAAAAACCTTTTGTAATGTGTTGCTTACACTTGTAATGTGTGATACTTTAAATTCATATATGTCTGCTTCTGGTATGTTGCAAAATATACTAATCATTTTTGACCCTGCTGTGTAATCGTCTATTTCATTCTCAACAGCCTTTAAATACTCTTGATATTGTTCTAATTTTATTTCAGATAGTTTTGTAGGTATCGATAATTTAAGTCTCATAGTTATATAACAAAATTAATACTTTATTTTAAAAAAAAAGGGTTAGTATAAAACCAACCCTCCAAACAACTTATAAAAAAATGAAAAAATTATTTGATCCTTTCATTAAAAGGCTCTTTTGGAAAAGCCTTACTTTTTATAAAGTTAAAATATTTTTCTTTACTCACAAATTGTTTTGTTAATGGGTGTAGATATAATTTTGTTTTCATTATTTTTCTTTAATTAATATGTTATTTTTCAAAAACTCTGTTGTATTTTTTATAAATAATTTCTTTTCTTTTTCATCCATAAATTCAGGTATGCATATCCAAGTTTGATCAGATGTTCCTGATATTAATTTTTTTATTATTCTTCCAAATTCTCTCATTAATTTATCATAGGTTTTAAAATCATACCATCATCTGCAATATTGATCTGTATTTGTGTTCCATTAAAACAACAGGGTACATCACTATCAAGATCATAGCAAGTTTTATCATTTGGGTTCCATACGAATATTCTTTCACTAGCCATCTCAAATAAATTTATAAGATCTTCATTTGATAATCTATTATATATATGCAATATTTCTTTAGTGTCCATAGTATGCATTTGTTTGATATTTTGGTTTACCATTCCATAAATAAGCTGTTTGATATGTAGATAGGTTTATTCTAGGCTCTTTAAAATTATCCCAACAAACATATTTAATCCTACACCTAAAAGACTTTCCCTCATTATTGTATGGCACAACAGCATCTTGTGTTTGATTGCTTTTTTCGTATACTATTTTATTTTCTAATGGTACGATTTCAGCAGTAGCTTTACCAATTCTTTTTTTTACTTTATAAAAATTTATATTGGTTTGTTCATAACCCCACGATGAGTAAAATATATCCCCCTCAGTTATGTGTCTATTGTCGTATATATATCTATTCATAAGGTAATCTAGTTTTAAGCATTGCTGATATCTTATCTTCTTGTGTGCCGATATATTTACCACATATTGGTAAACACTCTGTTGTAACAGTAATACCTTTTTTGTATTTCTTGTTTTTTAATAATATATCTTTTTCAAGTATAGTATTTTTTCTGCCCATATAACCCATAATTTCTCTGTCAGGCTTTTTAGTTATTATTGAACCAATAAGTTTACCTCTTATATAGTAATCAATATTATATGATTTTATTTCAAATGTATTTTTCATTTTATGTTTATTTACATTAAATATAATAAAAATTTATGACAATTCAAAATTTACCTAAGCACTGGCTTTGATTCAGTTTCTGCTTTTATAAAATAGCCACCTTTATAAGTTACATAAACAGACAGCTTAAGGTCATTCCAAAGCTTTTTAGAGAGCTTTCTTTCAAAGTTAGGCACGAATATACTAGTCATTCTAAACTCGTGTTCTACGAGCTTTTTTTGATCTTCTGATAATTGTATTTGTACTAATTTTTCCATATTTATATTTATTTACTCTTAATATAATAAAATAACTTAAATCTACCTAATGGCATATTTACCAAAGTTTGGCTTACTTAATATAGAATAAGTTGCATATCGGACTGCATCTGTAATATGGTTGTTTTTATCTTCTGGGGTGTTTGTTAATTTACCTGACCTATCTTCTTTCCATTTATAATTTCTAAACTCTTGTATAGCGTTTGTACTATCTTTATGTATGTGTAATTTATATCTTTTCAATAAATCAATACCTGCGTTTATAGAATCTTTGCCTTTCAAACTTGGCCTGATGCTCCAACCCATTCTTCTAAGTTCTTCAATTATTCGTGGCTCACTACTATCAGCATATATTACTTGCTTTGTTATGTTGTTTTTAAGAAAATTATGTATATCGTTCGTTGTCATCATTCTTCTATATAATAACTCCTCTATGTATAAATTTAGATTATGTTTATATATTTTTACCATAGCTGTTGGGTCGTTAGTAAATCCAAAATCCATACCCAGTGCAACAAACTCTGCTTCAGCAGGAATAATATTATATTCTACATAATTAAATATTACTGCCTTGCTTAAACCTTTTTCACCCAGTCCATATATTTGCCAGTATTGTTCATCTGTATATTTTAATCTTTCAATTTCATCTATTAACGTTTTTTCTAAAAAAGGATTGTCAAGATAATTTGTTTTTAAAAAACTAGCATCTTCTCTAGGTATTATTTTATCGTATATCCAATGGTACTCCTCACTTGGATTATAGTCAAGTATTATCTTTTCACTTGTTCTGAACAATAGCTGTTGCCAATCTTCAAAATACAGCTCGTTTGCTTCATTAACAAATAATAAGTTTCTTTTTCTTCCTCTAACTTTAACAGGCTGATCCAAAGAAATAAACTCAACAAGATTACCAAAAAGAGAATATTCAGAGCTTGATTTGTTGTGATGTTCTTCTTTATATAGTTCATACTTTTTTAAAATACTAATAAAATCTCTAAGAACAGTTGCACGAAGTGCTGGAAAAGTCTTACGACAAATAGTAATAACCCTTTTAGAATTTCGTAAGCAATAATAAAAGATAATAAATAAAAGAATGTTATAAGTTTTACCTGATCTGGTTCCACCTTGGTTTACTATTATTTTTTTGTCTGTTTTAACAAGATGCTTAAATACAACATTAGTCTTGAGTTCTATTTGCATTCTCTACGATTTCTATTTTTACATCAGTTGGTATTCCATTTGCACCTGTAATCTCTTGTCTTTCAACATAACCTCTTTTTTTACCTTTAGTTTTTAAATAAAATATAGTTGCAGCCGTTGAGCCATTTTTAATTTGTTCAAGTAATTTGCTTTCAGCAAAGTCCAAGCTCATATTTTGCACATCATCTACTGATGCTTTAAATTCTTTATCTTCGTTATAATAATTATAAAAAGTAGTTCTACCAATTCCAACTTGTTTACAAGCAGATGTGACAATGCCTAAAGATTTTTCTAATGCATCAAGTAATCCTTTTTTTATGTGTTCACTTTTGTTCATTTTCTATACTTTGTTTATAATCTTTAGCTTCTTTTTTTCTTTGCTTTAGTGTATCTAAATGTTCTGGATTTAATCTATTTATTTCTCTTTGCATTTTCTTTGTTCTGATTCTTCCTATTTCTTCATCAACAGTCATACATTGCCACATTCTTTCCAATGAGTAATATACAACACTATATCTATAGCTTTCTTTATGTATGTATTCAATAGGGCTAACGCCGTGAATATAATCTTGACCATCAAATATTGTTAGTGAATTATCTGCTACTTCTAAAGATATATCAATTTCAGGTATAACTAAATGACCACCATCTACATCCCCTTTAAATACAATCATATTACTAAATACATTTTTAAAATTGCCACTATCGTAATGATATTTAAGTTGATTATTTTTATTTACAATACCACTCGTAAACACACTACCGTTTATTACCCATTGTTTTTTTACTTTTTCTTTTACTTTATTTTTGTGATCGTAATAAGTTGTGGGGAAAAACTCGTGATAAAATTTAGCAACTTCTTTAGCGTATCTACTTATTATATAATGTTGTTTAGGGTGTGTTGTTCCCATTGCACTAGCACTACAATAATCGTGTTTATTTTCTTGTCTGGGGTTGTAGCCAAATACAGCACTTGTGTTTACCAAGCCGTGCGTTCTTTTGCCTGTGCCATATTTTATGTTTTTTACTGCCCACCGAACATCAGTAGGTTTTTTTGGTAATATTCTATATAATAAAATTGGCTTATCATTCTCGTAAATAATTACATCTTCATTAATATGCCTTGATACATCACTCAATTGTGCTGTTCTTCTTATATAATCTTTTTTATCTATTGGTTTTCTTTCTACGTCAATTCTTTTCATCGCATATCTTTTAATCTTAGTTCTGCATTACCTGTGCTTTTTCTTATGTACATTTTGCAGTATTGTGGAAACATACTTTGTATTTGATATATAGAGTTATAAACATACTCTGATGTTCTTATTGTTTGTAAACCCCCCGCTTCTTTATAATAGTTTGATTTTACTGTTAAATAGTCAAGCCTAACAAGTACTTTGTTTTTTATATATTGCCTTATACTATATTCGTAATCTTCACCGTGATTTGTTACTCGTTCTAAAAACGGATCGTGTTCCACAACAACACCAAACATACTAGCAATAATATAACAAAGTTTTGTATAAATTCTATGCTTCATAAAATATGGATTACCTGCAGCATAAATTCCAAACGTTTTTGCACCTGTAATTTCGCAAGTTTTAAATCCTTTATAAATAACGTCTTTTTCTAAATCTTCTAACTCTATTAATTTTGTTACACTTTTGCGCATTACACTGTCAATATCATCATCAAACATCATCAGGTTAGTTCCCTGTTTATAGTATTTTTCTATAAAGTTTCTTTGTTTGCCAATTGTTGGTACACCTACAACTATTTTATATTCAGCACCTATACTATCTTTATATATTTTTTCCTCTTGTTTATTTGCAACAAATACAGTTATCTTTTTTTTATCAATGTTATATTTAGATAACAATTTTAAAGTCTTGTTTTTTATTGTTTCAGGTCTTTTATATGATGGTATTGCTATTTTATAATCCATACTTTTCAATCAGAAACTTAAATACTTGTGTGTTGTCTGTTAAATTTTCTTTCTCTCTTATTTTTTCTAAATCATTGATGGCTTCTTCGTAATCTTGTGCATTAAAGTATAATGTGATCTGTTTAACTTTTGCATTTATATAGGTATCAAGTTCTTGATCAAAGATGTCTCTGTCGACCTCCGGCTCTTTGTCTTCATCAAAATATATCTTTGGTAAATCTAACCCCCAATCTGATAGCTCTTTAATCTCCCATTCATTTGCAAGTATGTCCCAATCCCACTCTCCAAAGCTACTATTATCTTTTATAATAAATTGCTCTTTTTGTTTGTCAGACCACCCCTCAGCTTTTAATATATGTACAGTTGTAAAGCCTGCTTCGTGACAGGCTCTTAATCGCATATTGCCACCAAGTACAACCATATTTTCATCTACAACTATTGGTCTTTTTTCAAGCATTTCTGGAAAGTCTTTAATGCTTTTAACAAGTTTTTGAAATTTGTAATCTTTTATAACCCTCGGGTTCTTGTCGTTGTATTTTATTTCTTCTATATTTACTATCATAATGTACCTCTTAATGTATAACTATCAATATCAACTTCATCTATAAAAAATTGCCTATACCTTGAAATAGCTTCATAGGTTTTTTGTTTTCCACTTAAGTAAAATTCTTCACTACACTCAAAAATCCCTATATCAAGTGAGCCTTTATCAATAACTAAAAATGTAAAATTTTTGTAATCAATATTAAATATACTTGAATATATAAAAGCTTGAACGTCATAATGTAGATTATAAGGACTACCTGTTACATATTTTTTTTTAGGATCCCAAAGCTCTATATTCATTGAAGTTTTTAGATCCACAATGCCATTATTGCATAAAACATCTGCTTTACCACGAAAAGGTAAACCATTTATCATACCAATTTTTGGAACCTCAAATTCACAGTTACTTAATAACCTAAGTGCTTGTTCATTTCTAAATATAGCGTCTTGCAACCTTTCTGTTTCTGATCTTTCTTTAGCTGTAAAAATCATATCATTACCTTGTGCTACTTCTTTAAATTTTTTTGTATTTCTACTTTGTACGTCAACAAATATTTGATTAGAAAATTTTTCTGGCTCTAATACAGCACAATGCAATAGCCAACCTGTTTTCATTGCTGAATTCATACGCTGTGCATTATTAGTTATATACTTGTATTTTTTTGGACTTTTGATAAGATGCTTGATTGATGAACTACTAAGAGCAGCTTTACTTAAATATCCATAGTAAAAGTCATCACTTTGCATTTTGGTCAGTAAATCTTTTACTTCCCAAATTTTTGAGTCCAATAATGTTATGTGCTTCATTTAGATTAGTATTTAATTCTTGTATCTGTTTGTTATACTCTGTTTTTAAAATTTTATATTTTTCTAACAAAATATTATAATCAATCTGTAAAGTATTAGTATACATATACATTTGATTTATACATTTAATTTTATCTGCTGTATTTTTTTGTTTACTTTTTTCGTGTTCTTCTACTAAAATACTGCCAATGTGATTAAATGATGCTTCGTATATTTGAAAATGCTGTGTGTTCATTCTGGCTGTACTTTATTGTTATCAATATCAAACCTTGTGTTTTGTTTGTTGAGTATGTTGCCTTCTGGGTCTAACAAAGTATAACCTTGTGATATTAATATTTTAACTGCCTTTTTTTGTTCTTTTACTCTTTCTTTAATTCTAAAAGATTCAAATATTTGATTAGATATTACCATAATACATTTTTTAAGTTTACTATTTTTTACAAAAATAAAAAAAATTAGTTAATGTTTGTCATAACTGCTTGGTTTTCATCAATTAAATAACAATCCTTTCTTATTTTTCTACTATTCCATAATGTTGTTTCTGGACACCACATACTTGTTTTTTCATTTAATTCTAATTCATTAAGCCAGAACATATAATTTGCTTTTGGATCATTTACAAAATAAAGCTTAACTATGTCTTTATCCATACTCATTAGTTGATCGTACTTATATTTTTCTAATAATTTTTTTTTGTAATAATCTTTTCTAAACTTCATTTCAATAACACACTCATAACCTTTTGGTGTTAACCCACGACAATCATAATGTTCATATTTACCACCAGTCCATTTTAATTCCCATCCGAAGATATTTAAGACACCAACTATGGCTTTTTCCATATTATGTACTTCTTTTAATTTAAACATTTGTCCACTTCCTCAATCCATTGATTTATTCTTCTTGCATTACAATCACAAAAATTAAGTTCGTGATATTTATGTTTCATATATTTAGCGTGTAGTTGGCACATAATTAAAAAATCATCGTGTTGCATACGGCTAGTGATTCTTTTTCTAACCTCTTTCCATAAGGTTTTATCTAAAGATTTATTTCGTTCCATTTTTTTCTTCTTTTATCACAATCACAGTCAGGATATATTTTTTTCCATATATATCTAATTCCTGTATATTTCGTAATATAATAAACAATGTCTCCTAATCTCATAATAATTCTTTTAATATATTTTTTACTTTGTTATATGTTCTGTAAAGGCTATAATAACTAATTTCACTTTTTTTACTTAGCTGTTTTATACTAACACCACTTTCTATTATACGATATACTTGTGAATCGTACCAATACATATCATCAAGTGTTTTATTTATCTTTTTATATACCTTTTCTATATTAACTTCAGTATTTGTTTTTTTCTTATTTTTAACTGCTTCTATATTAATAACATTAATTTTTCTCTTTTTTAGCAAAAGATTTATACTCATATGCCTGAGCATCTGATAAATATATAAATAATTGATGTCGCCCTTGTATGAAAGATCTTTGCCATTACGAATATATTTTAATACTCGTATGTACATTTCTTGCACTAAATCTTCAGAATAATCGCCTGCGCCAAATGATTTAGAAATACGTATCCAATCTTTATGTCTTTGTGTTAATTTATGTTCAAGGTTAGAATGGTGCATTAATTTGTTCAACTAATGCTAAATTTAGTATTTTTTTTCCATTTAATTCAAACCCCACATTATTTTTAATAGATTTTAAAACTATTGGTGTGTCAATTGGTGTAGGTCTACCCCCTGTATCGTTGTCTTTTATTTTTCTAATATGTATGTGGTTATTCATCCACTCTGATGGGTGTTGTGTGTATCGGTGTATAACAAGAAAATCATCTGCCCTGTTTACAAACTTGCCCCCTCCCTCAACATCACTAGCTAGTGGTGGTATTGGGTGCCCTGCATAATCGTGCTGTAAAGGATGCTTTATTCTTAATGCATTTGTTGTCGCGTGTGTTGTGAGCCATATACTGATATTAAACTTTTTACAAAATAATCGCATTTGACTTGTAGCTTCATAATCGTACTCGTGACCATTAATTCCTTTCATTAATTCACGATCTTTAAATAAACTATTATAAGGATCAATTAAAAAACCTTGATAATCCCAAGCATTTTTTACAACTTCTCCAAACTTTAATAATTGTTTAAATGTATATGTATCTTGACAATCTACAAATTTAAAGTGATCAAAAACAAACTTCGCGTGTTTATCAAATGTTTCAGTAGATATTTTATTTATTGGCTGTACTGCAAGAAACTCAATTAATTTTTTTATAATAGTATGGCTATCATTTTCACTTGAAAATACCAACCATTTAATTTTGTGCTTTAATGAATAAAGCAACATAAAAAATAATGTAATTGTAGTTTTACCTGTATTCGCGTGACCAAGTATTAAATTAAAGTTACCCTTTTTAAATCTAAAATATTCATCAATTTCTGGTAAATCTAATTTATAGCCCTCTGTAACTTTGCCTTGTCTGATTTTTATTAATTTGTCAATCTCATCATCATAATTAATTAGCATTAAGCAAATATAAAAATTAAAATGGTAGTGGGTCTCGGTCTGGGCTATGATCTTGTGAAGTAACTTCTTGTCTAGGTAAATCTTTTTCTTTAAAATATAATTTACCCTTTTTGCTTTTTAACATTTCAAATTCATAAAAGCCCTTTTCGTTGGCATTTTCTTTAAATAATTTAAACTGTTCTTCAAATTGTTTTACATTAATTGCTATTCTATGACACCAATCCCTGTGTTGTGTAGCATATATGCCGCTTATAAATTTTATATCTTTATCCATTGTATACGTAGTTTTTTAAATGTTCTGCTAATTCTGTTAATTTATCTCTGTTTTTTTCCATTTCCCAATTATAGTTACGATCTTTTAATAATTCTGTTGCACGATCTAAACAGCTTTGTCTAATAATATATTTCTGTATATCATCTTTTGGGTTTGTGTAATTATTGTTTGTTTTAGGCATTAATTTTGCTTTATTTTTTGCTTGATCTAAATTGTAAGTAATCTCCTCGCCTACATCAAAAGTTAATTCCTTTGTTGTGTAAACATTTGGATTATGACCATTAGCAAATTGTACCATATATTTGTTTATTAATGCACCATCTTTGGTGTTAAAGCTTTCTTTTTTAATTATTGATTTAATTGTACTTGTATATTCCATATTTATTTATTTTTTTGAGTTAAAGTATTCTTCATTATTTCTTTCGTGCAAGATCTCATCTTTTGCTGATAATAATCTTACCTTAATTTTTTCATCATTAAGTTCATTTCTTAATTCTTGATTTTCTATAATTAATGATAATTTATCTTTTTCTAATTGAGATAATTTTGCTAGTAAAAAGTCCATTATTTATTAACGTGTTTATCTAATACATCTAATTCTATATCTTCTATATAATCACTATGTATTAATTTAGTTACATCTACTGTGTCTAGTAATACCTTTACTATCTCTACACCATCAAAAGTACCCGTACCATC